GAATAAATTATCTACTGCAGAAAAAGAAATAGGTGGTATACCAAACTCAAGTGAAGATATAAAACAAGCTCATGCTGCTGCAATTGAAATGTACATACAAAATCACGTTGGTATGAGCACTGAAGGTAAATTTGGCAATTGTTATTTTAATGAATTATTAAATGATTGGGCTAAATTTGATATAAACAAAAGAACAAAGCATGATGCGTCTATTAGTTCTGGCTTAGCCATAATGGCTTGTAACAGACACTTGTATAGACCTAATGCTAAGGTAGAAAAACCTAAACTGAATATAAGTATTGCTAAGTATGAAAACAAAGGCAATGCATCTAAATTAATTAAAAAATAAGTATGGCAGAGTCTGTTATAAAAAATTATTTTCCTAGCCAAGTTGTAAGCGACTTGGAAAAAATGAGTTATGATTATGGTTTAAAAGTTGGTAAAGCTATTCAACAAGAGTGGTTTTATACTGATAGCGGTACTAATAGGTATCGTACTAATTTTAATAACTTTCATAACCTTAGATTATACGCAAGAGGTGAACAATCAATACAAAAATATAAAGATGAATTATCTATTAACGGTGATTTGTCTTATTTAAATTTAGACTGGAAACCAGTGCCTATTATACCTAAGTTTGTTGATATAGTTGTAAATGGTATCGCTGAAAGAACTTACGACATAAAAGCTTTTTCACAAGATCCATACGGTGTTACAAAGCGTACAGAATATATGGAGTCTGTATTAAGAGATATGCAGACAAAAGAATTTAACGATATAGCTGCAACAGAGTTTAATATTGATTTATACGAAAATAATAAAGACGAATTACCTGATACACAAGAAGAGCTAGAGTTACACATGCAATTAAGCTACAAGCAAAATGTTGAAATAGCAGAAGAACAAGCTATTAACGTTTTAATGGAAGGTAGTAAGTATGAGTTAATTAAAAAACAATTTTATTACGATTTAACTGTTTTAGGTATTGGTGCTGTAAAAACTAGTTTCAATACATCTGAAGGTGTTGTTGTCGATTATGTTGATCCTGCAAATTTAGTTTATTCGTATTCTGATTCGCCATATTTTGAAGATATATATTATGTAGGTGAAGTTAAGAATATACCTATCAACGAGCTTGTAAAACAATTTCCTTTTTTAACACAAGAAGATTTAGAAGAAGTAGTAAAAACAAAAGGTTATAGACCTGCTAACTTTTACGGTAGTCCAGCTAATAGAGGTAGAGAAGATAATAACACTGTTCAAGTTTTATATTTTAATTATAAAACATATATGAACGAAACTTATAAGTTAAAAGAAACTGGTAGTGGTGCTGATAAAGTTTTAGAAAAAGATGATACTTTTAATCCACCTGAAACTGGTGATAGTAGGTTTGGTAAGTTACAAAAAAGTGTAGAAGTAGTTTATGAAGGTGCTATGGTTTTAGGTACTGAAAAATTACTAAAATGGGAAATGTCTAAAAACATGATGAGGCCAAAGAGTGATTATACTAAGTGTAGAATGAATTATGCTATTGTAGCACCTCGCATGTATAATGGTATAATAGAAAGTTTAGTTAGACGTATAACTGGTTTTGCTGATATGATACAGCTAACTCATTTAAAGTTACAACAAGTATTATCACGCATGGTGCCTGATGGTGTTTATTTAGATGCTGATGGTTTAGCTGAAATAGATTTAGGCAATGGCACAAACTATAATCCACAAGAAGCTTTAAATATGTTTTTCCAAACAGGTTCTGTAATAGGTAGATCATTTACAAGTGAAGGTGATATGAATCCTGGTAAAGTACCTATACAAGAAATAACAAGCGGTAGTGGTGGTAATAAAATGCAACAATTAATTGGTACGTATAATTATTACATGCAAATGATAAGAGATACTACCGGGTTAAACGAAGCTAGAGACGGTACGTTGCCAGACAAAAACGCTTTAGTTGGTGTGCAAAAACTAGCGGCAGCAAATAGTAACACAGCTACAAGACATATATTACAAGCTGGTTTATTTTTAACAGCTGAAGTTGCTGAGCAGTTATCATTAAGAATATCTGATATATTAGAATATTCACCAACAAGAGATGCTTTTGTACAAGCTGTAGGTAATCATAATATGGCTACATTAGAAGAAATACAAAACTTACATTTATATGACTTTGGTATATTTATAGAGTTAATGCCAGATGAAGAAGAAAGACAGCAACTTGAAAATAATATACAAATGGCTTTACAGCAAAAAACTATAGAGCTAGAAGATGCTATTGATTTAAGAGAGATTAAAAATATAAAAATGGCTAACTCTTTATTAAAAATACGTAGAAAAAAGAAAATAGCTAGAGATCAGCAGTTACAACAACAAAATATTCAAGCGCAATCAAATGCTAATCAACAGTCTGCTCAAGCTGCTTCACAAGCTAAAGTACAAGAAGAGCAAGCAAAAATACAGGCTGCTATAGCATTAGAACAAGCTAGACAACAATTGCAAACTCAAACTATGCAACAAGAACATGCGTATAAAAAAGAGTTGATGCAAATGGAGTTTCAAATGAACTCTGATTTAAAAAGATTAGATTTAGAAACACAAAAAAATAAAGAATCACAAAAAGAAGATCGTAAAGATGAAAGAACTAGAATACAAGCTAGTCAACAAAGTGAACTTATAGACCAAAGAAAAACAGATAAACCACCTAAAAACTTTGAGTCTATGGGTGATACTACATTAGAAGAGGTTTAAAATTTATTAATTATTATTATATTATATTATGGAAGAAAAAAAGGATGTAGTTGAAGAAACTACAAAAGACAACGTAACTAAAGTTAGTCTTAAAAAACAAACAAATGAAGATGACAACGTCATCAAAGTAGATTTAACTAAAAAACCAGAAACAGATGCCGTTCCAGAGCAAAGCACAGATGAGGTTCCTGTACGCGACAAATCCGAAACTAGCGGAGAAGTTCAGGAAGAAAACGAAAAAGTCGTTGAAGAAGTTACCGGAGAAAGTAAAGAAGTCGCCGAAGAGGTTCAGTCTGAGCAACCCGTTATTGAAGAAGTAACAGAAGAAGAAGTAAAAGAACAAACAGAAGAATTGGCTGAAGAAATAGTAGAAGCTAAAGAAACTGGACAAGCATTACCAGAAAACTTACAAAAAGTTGTAGACTTTATGGAAGAAACTGGTGGTAATTTAGAAGACTACGTTCGTTTAAATCAAGACTATTCTAACTATGACGACATGAGCATACTTAGAGAGTATTATAAACAAACTAAAAAACATCTTACAGATGATGAAATTAGTTTTTTAATAGAAGATAATTTTTCATACGATGAAGAAATAGACGAACCAAAAGATATTAAAAAGAAAAAGATAGCGTTGAAAGAGCAAGTTGCTGACGCTAAAAGCCACCTAGACGGGCAAAAGTCTAAATACTATGAAGAGATTAAAGCTGGTTCAAAGCTTACGCCTGAACAACAAAAAGCAATTAATTTCTTTAATAGATACAATAAAGAATCGGAAGAGAGTAAAAAGATAGCACAAAAACAAACAAATACTTTTAAATTAAAAACTGAAAATGTTTTTAACGACAAGTTCAAAGGTTTTGAATATAACGTTGGTGAAAAAAAGTATAGGTTTAATGTGAAAAATGCTAATGAAGTTAAAGATACTCAAAGCGACATTAATAATTTTGTCAAAAAGTTTTTGAACGAAAGTAATGAAATGTCAGATGCAAAAGGTTATCATAAATCTTTATTTACAGCTATGAACGCTGATGCTATTGCTAATCATTTTTATGAACAAGGTAAAGCCGATGCAATAAAAGATAGTATTGCAAAAGCTAAAAACATTGATATGAATCCAAGACAACAGTTTGGTGCTGTTGAAGCTGGAGGAATAAAAGTAAAAGTGCTAGGCGATAATTCATCTGATTTTAAATTTAAAATTAAAAATAACAAATAACAATTAAAATTACAAAATTATGGCAATAACCGCTGGAGGTAGTTTAAATAGTGTACCTGCTTCACAAAAGCAAACATTACAAACAAACTATCTAGACTTTACTGGGACTACGGATAACACGTGGGCTCAACAATACCTGCCAGACTTGATGGAAAAAGAATCTGAGGTTTTCGGACCTAGAACAATTTCTGGTTTCCTATCACAAGTTGGTGCAGAAGAGGCTATGACATCTGATCAAGTTGTCTGGTCTGAACAATCAAGATTACATTTATCTTACAAAGGTAACGTATCATCTGCTACAGGTGGTGCTAACCCTGGTACAGGTGTATCTAACATTGCACAAGTAACTATTGAATCTGACATTGATGAAACATCTGGATTTACTGCTGCTAGTCACGGTATTAGAGTTAACGATACTATTATCGTTTCTAACTCAGATGGTGTTTTCAAATGTTTAGTATCTGTTGTTGCTGGTGCTGTACTTGACGTACTACCTTATGCACAGTCTGCATTATCTGCAAATACTACATCAAAAGCTACAACTATATTAGTTTATGGTTCTGAGTTTGGTAAAGGTATGAATTATACTGCTGCTGCTGGTACTAGCAATACTACTGATACAAGAGGAGCTAACGAGCCTACTTTTAAATCTTTTTCTAATAAGCCTATTATTATGAAAGATTACTACGAAGTTTCTGGTTCTGACTCTTCAAGAATTGGTTGGGTTGAAGTATCTGCTGAAAACGGACAATCAGGTTACTTATGGTATTTAAAAGCTGAAGCTGACACAAGATCAAGATTTACTGACTACATTGAAATGTCAATGTTAGAATCTGAATTTGCTCTTAGTGGCTCTGAAGTGCAAGGATCTACTATCATACCAAGTTCAACTACGAACGCGCTTGAAAACGCTGGTACTGAAGGTTTATTCGCTGCTATTGAAACTAGAGGTAACGTAACTAACGGTGTAACTGGTGTTAACGCTGCTACTGATTTAGCTGAGTTTGATGCAATACTTGCTGAGTTTGATAAGCAAGGTGCTATTGA